TGGATGTCCATTTTTGAAGTTGGACCATTTTTGAGGGATGAAATTTTGATACCTCGTTACGAGCAGCAAGATCGTGCTAAAGCTGCTGGAAAATATTTTTTGGAATCAGAGTCTTGCTCTGGTTGTAAGTTAACAAAGTTGATTTGTTCGTGTCCGAAGGCACAAACAGATTATGAATCAGACGATGATTTCGACCATACACCAGAGGAATCGGGCTTTGATTCGGATGTGACTTATTTTTTAGGTCCCGAGTCATGGTTTGATTATTTTACTCGGTGTAATAGTCTTTTGAGTATGTATTTACTTTGGATATTTTACAGCGGTTGGAAGAAATTTAATTCGGACGGAATTAATATATTACTCGCAATGCGAGGTTTAAATTCGTTTAATTCTACTACTTCTGACCACGATATACTCAATGAAACGAGTTTTTTGTCACGGCAACGTATTCGATTTGGTGACTATTTTGTTAACGAAGTGGAAGCCATTTCTAATAAAGATGTTTTGCAAGTGATTTTAACCAATAGACGGCGTGTTATATATGCTGAATTTGGTTTAACAATTTTGATTGCTACTTTGACTGCTTTAGTTACCTCATATCTGATGTTTAGTTCATTTTCGACGCCTGCAGAGGCGCAAGCTACGCAGGACGACGACGATGAAGTTCAAGGAGACGATGAAGATGATTATTGGAAAGTTCAGTATGAAGACATGACTGTTTTATCAGGCGAGCCTTCGACTACTACTTTTGATCAATTGACGAAAGTCTGCGAACGTAACATTATGATGTTAAAAGTTCAGGCAAATGGCAAGCATTTTTACGTAAATGCTTTTGGGTTGTATGGCAACGTAGCTGCTATACCGAAGCATGCCTATTACCAGATGGAGATGCACGATTTTGAGTGCAACATTACGGCCTATCGACACGATAAGAGCCATCCTAGTGGCGCTTCTATCAGGTGTATTAAGCTGGATAAAACTAGTTTTACGCTTACTAAGATAGAAACTGACTGTATTATAGTTCAGTCGCCTTCATTTGGTGTTTTTAGAGATATACGTAAATTTCTTTTAGAAAAAGACAATTTTGCTGGAAAGACCCAGGGTAAAATCGTGGGTCGTAATTTAGAAGGCGAGATTGTACATTTTGACATTGATGCTTTTCAGCGTGGTTTAGTTAATTATAAACATATCACGACTGATACTATTTTTGATTTCGTGGGCTATAAAGCCTACGCAAGACGGGAGACCTTTTTAGGATTATGTGGAGCCCCCTATATTTTGAAGACCATGAATGGTTGTTTCATAGGTGGGTTTCACGTAGCCTTGCGTAAAGGTTTCCGCGGTTTTGAGGTTTTTTGCTGTCCTTTATCTAAGGAAATTGTTGATTGTGACGTTAAAATTTAGTGCCTAATTCTTATAATGGTTTGGATTTAAACGAAGTTTATAAGACAGACCAGAATTTGGCTTTAGCACAATCAACACATCCTAAGTGTCCCACACGCAAGCTCGACAAAGGTTCGAGTTTGAAATTTTATGGGAATTTGGACATTTTTCGTCCTAAGCTCAAGACGAGCGTAGGGCGCACTATTTATTGTAGAGAAGTTTTGAATTATTTTAATATGGATGAGGTGGAATATTTTTCACCCAAGAAGGTTAATAGCCGTTTGTGTACATTGCAGACGGTGAACAAAATGTGCTCTAAGAGTACTTTTGCACCTTCAGACATTAAAAGTATGACGAATTCTCTACTAAAAATATATATTAATGTTGTCGATGAGAATAAAATTAAGGTGAATCCACAACTCCATTCAGTTAATGCCGCTATTAACGGCTTGGATGGAGCGCCTTATATTAACCGTTTACCTGTAAAAACTTCAGGCGGTTTTGCCCATAAGGGCCCTAAGAAGAAGTATTTCATTTTAGGAGCAGCCAGTGAAGAAAATATGGTTAATTATGATCTAGTAGACGATGTTGCTGAGGAATTGACTCGCGCTTACGAGCGCATAGCCAAGGGCGAACGCATTTCTGCGATTTGGGATTTCACGTTTAAGGACGAGCCCATAACGCAGGAAAAAGTAGACGCTAACAAATGTAGAATTTTTAATTCTGCTTCGTTGTTTTTCTCTATTTTAGAGAGACAGGCATTTTTATGGTGTATTCCTCTTTTTAGTGGCCGTTTCCGACATAAATTCGGATGTGCCATTGGAGCCAATGCTTGTGGAAAGGATTGGACAGTTTTGTATAATCACATTGTTAAGTACGGTGTTGACCGCATTATTGCAGGTGATTATTCTAGTTTTGATAAAAGG